TCGACCGCCTGATGCTCAATGAAGAGCTGGCAACTGCAATCATGCTGGGTGATGGCAGAGACGACGGAGATGAAGGCAAGATTTCTCCGGATCACATCAGACCGATTTGGCTGGATGATGATCTGTACACCATTCACGTTGATCTCGATGTCGCAGCTGCTAAGAAAGAACTTCAGGGAACCAATACCGCGGCTAACTTTGGTGAGAACTACATCATCGCAGAGGCCATGATCAATACCGTTCTGTATGCAAGAGAGGATTATAAGGGCACCGGTACCCCGGATCTGTTCATTACTCCTCATATGCTGAATCAGATGCTCCTGGCAAGAGACATCAACGGAAGACGTATTTACTCTTCCAAGACCGAACTTGCCACTGCACTGAATGTTGGCAGTATCAATACTGCGGAGCAGTTTGAGGGTAAGACCAGAGCCACTTCCGACAGCAAAAAGAAGAAGCTGGTTGCCATTATTGCAAATCTGGCTGATTACTCCCTCGGTGCAACCAAGGGTGGAGAGGTTACTCACTTCACTCAGTTCGATATCGACTTTAACCAGGAGAAATCCCTGCTTGAGACCAGATGCTCTGGTGCTCTTACTCGTGTATACTCTGCAATCGCAATCGAAGAGGATGTAACAACTGCTTCTTCCGGTTCCGAGGATCACACAGTCTAAAGTCTTAAAGGAGAAAATTCAAAATGAGTAAATTTTACGGAGCAATCGGCTATTCCGTAACAGAGGAAATTCGACCTGGTGTCTGGGGAGAGAAGATTACAGTTCGTGACTACTACGGAGACGTTATTCGGAATACTCGACAGTATCAGAGTTCGGATAACCTCAACGACAATCTCAATGTGTCGAATGAGTTCAGCATCGTAGCCGATCCGTTTGCTTATGCGAATTTTCATTCGATGAGATTTATCGAGTATATGGGGGCTAAATGGAAAATTTCAAATGTTGAAGTTCAGTATCCTCGTTTAATATTGACCGTTGGAGGTGTTTACAATGAGCAGACGACTGAAACTGCATAATGCTTTATGCGACATCCTCTCGTGTCCAAACAAAGGACCGGAGTGTCGTGCTTATTTTCAACCACCGTCATCGGTAAAAATGAAATACCCCGCCATCGTTTACGCTCTCGACGATATCGAGAATACGTTTGCGAATGACGGGGTTTATTTGTCTGCGAGAAAGTATTCAGTAACAGTCATCGACAGCGATCCGGATAGTTCTCTCGTTGGCAAAGTAGCATCTATGCCGACAAGTCGATTCAATCGGCATTATACGAAAGACAACTTAAACCATGATGTCTTTGAAATATTCTTTTAAGGAGGACAAATTCTATGAAAAAGAAACTCGTTTGGGACAAGACTGGCGAGCGCCTGTATGAGACCGGTGTCAGCCAGGGCGTCCTTTACCCGATTCAGACCGGTGGCGTATATAACTCTGGTACCGCATGGAACGGTCTTAGCACCGTAACAGAGAGCCCGTCTGGAGCAGAACCTACTGCAATTTATGCAGACAACATCAAGTATCTGAACCTTATGTCTGCAGAGGAATTTGGCGGCACAATCGAAGCTTATATGGCACCGGATGAGTTCGCAGAGTGCGATGGTTCCAAAGAAATCGCCCCTGGAGTGTTTGCAGGACAGCAGAACCGTAAGATGTTCGGCTTATCTTACAAGACACTTCTCGGTAACGATGTTGATTCCAATGATTACGGCTATAAGCTTCATCTCGTTTATGGTTGCTTAGCTTCTCCTTCTGAGAAGGGTTATTCCACTGTAAATGACAGCCCGGAAGCTATTACCTTATCCTGGGAGTTCAGCACCACACCAGTCGAGATTGCAACCTTAATCGATGGAAAGAAGCTGAAGCCTACTTCTATTCTCACCTTCGATTCTACCAAGGTCGATGCTAAGAAACTGGCTGTTCTTGAAGAGATCCTGTATGGTAAAGATCCTTCTTCCGCCGAAGCAGATGATGGTGTTGAACCGAGACTTCCGCTTCCGGACGAAGTAATTAAGATTATGACCGCAGAAGGCTAATCAGAAATAATACACACCACAGATGGAGTCGTATTCAGGAAAGCTGGCGACTCCTTTTTATTCGAAAGGAGAACAAAACTATGTATGCAGTAACAAAGACTTATAAAGATTTTAACGGCGTTGAGCGCACCGAAACAAAGCTCTTCAACCTTACCGAAACAGAGGTTATGGAGATGGAACTGGGCACAGCTGGTGGAGTTGCTGAGATGCTTCAGCGCATCGTAGATGCAAAAGATCAGCCGACCATTATCAAGTTCTTTAAGGAATTTATCTTAAAGGCATACGGAGAGAAGAGTGCTGACGGTACATATTTCGAGAAGTCTGAAGAGATTTCCAGAAAGTTTGCTTGCACTCAGTTCTACAATCTTCTGTTTATGGAACTGGCTACAGATGACAGCAAAGCCGCTGAATTCGTAAACCATGTAATTCCGAAAGTTGTAGATATCAAGAATCATTCGGAAAATCCGGAGATTGCTCCTGTGGTTGCCACCACGAACTAAAGAGGTGAGATCGAATGCTTGAACTTACGATACCAAGAACCGATCTGTGGGATGAGCGGAATCAGCGATTTATCCCTGTAAAGGAACAGAAGTTGCGTTTGGAGCATTCGCTCGTTTCACTTTCAAAATGGGAAAGTAAATGGTGCAAAGTCTTCTTATCTAAAGAGCAGAAGACAATTGAAGAAACCATTGATTATATACGCTGTATGACACTCACACAGAATGTTGACCCGCTGGTCTATCGATGCATTACCAATTCTCACATTGATGCGGTAAATGCCTATATTGAAGCGCCTATGACGGCTTCGACTGTTAAGGAAGAAAAAGGTGGTCCAATAAACAGGCAGCAGATAACCAGTGAACTTATCTATTACTGGATGACGGCGTATCATATTCCATTTGAGTGTCAGAAATGGCATTTGAATCGTTTGTTAATGCTTATCCGGATTTGCAATGCGGAAAATAAGCCCCAGAAGAAGAGAAGCAAACGAGATTTATACAGACATCATGCGGAAGTAAATGCCGCAAACAGAAAGAAATTTAATTCGAAAGGATAGTGATAAAAATGGCGAAATCAAGACAGGCCGTTGTTAATCTTGTCGAATCCTGGGATGGAAAGAAAGAATCGAACGGCTCACATAAAAGCATTATCGATTTATATAACGACTTCTTTGAGAAGATCTGCGCGGGCAAATTTCCTCGTGGCATTCGTATGCGCTATGACTGGGCTTGGTGCGCTTGCACCTGGTCTGCATTAGCGGCAGCTCTCCGATATGAGAGCATTATGCCTATGGAAATTTCCTGCTATTACCTCATCGAAGCAGCAAAGAAAATGGGATGTTGGCAGGAGAACGATGCTTATGTTCCGAGTCCTGGAGATGCGATTTTGTATGACTGGCAGGATAACGGAATAAGCGACAACACAGGCAATCCGGATCATGTCGGTACCGTAATCGAGGTATATAAGGAATCTGGTTATATGGTTATCGAAGAGGGTAACTACAGTAATGCGGTCAAGAAGAGAACCCTGTCTATTAACGGAAAATTTATCCGCGGCTTCATCACACCAAAGTACGACGACAATACAGTTGCCGCTCCTGGATTAAGCAAGGGTAAAGACATCAAAACCATCGCTCATGAGGTTATCGTTGGACTGTGGGAAAGCGGCGAGAATCGTAAGAAACTGCTTACTGAGTACGGATACAACTACTCAGAAGTTCAGAACATGGTAAACCAGATTCTGAATGGATCAGCGGTAACGCCGTCCAATACCAAGCAGGATCAGAACCAGTCCGTTTCGAAGAAAGTGGTGGCTACATGTTCTGCCAAGCAGTTTAACAAGGCCGATGCTGGTGAATACAAAACAACGGCAGTTCTTTATTGCCGTAATGATGCCGGAACCAATAAGAAAGCTCTTTGTAAAATCCCGGCTGGCACTAAGGTTAAATGCTATGGCTACTACACAATGGTAAACGGAGTTAAGTGGCTGTACATCCAGTTTGTACTTGACAGTGTGCAGTATACAGGCTTCTCGTCCAGTGCTTACTTAGCAAAGTAGGAGATTCATATGATCACGTTCAGACAAAAGGGTGATTTTTCTAAGCTGACTCGGTTCTTAGAGAGAGCAAAGGAATCGGTTCGTCTCGGTGACCTCGATAAGTATGGTCGAGAGGGCGTAGCCGCCCTTGCGTCTGCAACACCAGTTGATACAGGACGGACAGCAAATTCGTGGCATTACAAGATCGAGCAGAAGCAAGGTTCCGTATCGATCAGCTTTTACAACACAAATATTCAAAATGGAGTCCCTATTGCAGTTATTTTGCAGTACGGACATGCAACAAGAAACGGCGGCTGGGTACAGGGGCGAGACTACATCAATCCTGCTATCCAGCCTATTTTTGACAAAATTGCAGATGCGGCATGGAAGGAGGTTACTAAGCTATGAGTACAACTATTGACGAACGTGTCGTCGAAATGCGGTTTGATAACAAACAGTTTGAACAGAATATTCAGACCAGTTTATCAAGCCTCGATAAGTTGAAGAAGAGCCTTAACCTCGAAGGGGCGGCGAAAGGCTTAGAAACCGTAAACGATGCCGCAAATAAATGCAGTGGGAATATGTCACCGCTGAGTAATGCAGTTGAGACTGTGCGAGTGCGATTTTCGGCATTGGAAGTGATGGCGATTACAGCTTTGCAGAACATTACCAACTCTGCACTTGCTGCTGGAAAAAATCTTGTCTCCGCTTTTACCATCGATCCGATTAAAACCGGTTTTGAGGAGTATGAGACCCAGATCAATGCCGTTCAGACAATCCTTGCAAATACCTCTTCAAAAGGCACAACGCTTGATCAGGTAAACAATGCGTTGGATGAACTAAACCATTATGCAGATATGACCATTTACAATTTTACGGAAATGACCCGTAACATTGGTACGTTCACTGCGGCTGGCGTAGATTTGGACACATCTGTAGCCGCTATCAAGGGTATTGCGAACCTTGCAGCCGTATCAGGTTCCAACTCTCAGCAGGCAAGTACCGCTATGTATCAGCTTTCACAAGCATTAGCGGCAGGAACAGTAAAATTACAGGACTGGAACTCAGTAGTAAACGCTGGTATGGGTGGTCAGGTATTCCAGGATGCGCTGAAAGAAACGGCTAAAGTTCATGGAATTGCCATTGATGAGATGATCAAAGATGAGGGCTCATTCAGAGAGACCCTTAGTAAAGGATGGCTTACCTCTGACATCTTGACTGAAACTTTGGCAAAATTTACAGGCGATCTCAACGAAGATCAGCTTCGAACCATGGGATACACCGATGATCAGATCAAATCCATCATGGAGATGGGTAAGACCGCGAATGATGCTGCGACAAAAGTAAAAACTTTTACCCAGTTATTCGGCACATTGAAAGAGGCTGCCCAGTCCGGATGGACACAAAGCTGGGAAATTATCGTCGGCGACTTTGAAGAGGCGAAGGAATTACTTACGGAAGTGAGTGATACGTTCAGTGCCGTAATCAATGCTTCTGCCGATGCAAGAAATAAAATGCTTCAGGATTGGAAAGACCTTGGTGGTCGAACCATGATGATCGAAGCAGTAAAGAATGTTTTCGAGGGACTGGTTAGCGTTGCTAAGCCTGTTCGGGAGGCATTTAACGAAATCTTTCCGCCAATGACTGGAAAACAGTTAGCCGAAATCACAGAACGTATCCGTGATCTGACAGCAAAATTCAAAATGGGGGAAGAGAGTTCAAAGAATCTAAAGAATACGTTTAAGGGCGTATTTGCAGTGCTTGATATCGTCGGACAAGCTTTCAAAGCTGTTGCTGGTGGTGTCGGCGAATTGATTGGTCTTTTCTTACCGGCTGGAAACGGGGTGTTATCACTTACCGGAAGCTTCGGTGAGTATCTCGTTAAGCTTGATGAAACTGTAAAGAAGACAGATATCTTTGGTAAAGCAGTTTCGACTGTTGTTGATATCGTAAAGACAGTTATTACGTTTGTTAAAACTGCCGGAGAAAAAGTAAAAGAATTTGGAAAAACTGCCGGGGAGAAGTTTGATTTTCCTGGATTTGAATTATTCCACTCATTCCTTGAACGAGTACATGATCGCATGGCTCAGATTGGTGATGGTGCTGGAAAAATGAAGAGCGGAGTCATCGTTGCTTTCGAGATGATGGGAGAAGCACTTGAAAAATGTAAATTTCTCAAAGTTATGGAAGCATTGTGGACCGCCGTGAAAGTAATTGCTGGCGGTATTGCCGATGCAGTCGGAACTATGATGGGAACACTCGCTGAGAAACTCGGAAATGCAGATTTTAGCGGAGTTCTTGATGTTCTTAACAGTATCGCTGTTGGTGGAATTGCTTTATCAATTTCTAAATTCTTAAAAAGTGTAACAGAACCTCTTGAGGGGTTGAATGGCGTTCTTGAAGGAGTAACTGGAATCCTTGACGGCGTTAGAGGTTGCTTTGAGGCATATCAGACAAATCTTAAAGCCGGAACGTTACTTAAAATCGGAGCAGCAATCGCTTTGCTTGCAGGTTCTATCGTTGCAATTTCCCTGATCGATAGTGATAAACTATCAGCTTCTCTTGGAGCTATCACTGTACTCTTTGCTAATTTACTTGGAGCGATGACAATTTTCAATAAAATCAGCAGCGATACAGGAAAAGTAGCTAAAGCATGTACCGCAATGATTGCTATGTCGGTTGCAGTATCTATTCTGGCAGGAGCTTTGAAGAAAGTTTCAGATCTTGATTGGGGCGAACTTGCGAGAGGCTTGGTTGGAATTGCTGGTCTTACGACTATTGTTGTTGCATCATCTAAAGCCATGGCAAGCGGTCAGAAACAAGTTATGAAAGGCGCTACCAGCTTAATTATATTTGGAGCAGCTATCAAAATCCTGGCTTCGGCATGTAGGGATTTATCGAAATTACAGTGGGATGAACTTGGACGTGGATTAACAGGAGTCGGAGTCTTATTTGCTGAGATTGCTGTATTCCTTAGAGTTGCAAAATTTAACGGAAAAATGCTTAGCACTGCGACTGGAATTGTTATTCTGTCGGCAGCAATGAAGGTTTTGGCGTCCGCTTGCAAAGCCTTTGGTCAGATGGAGTGGAGCGAGATTGGAAAAGGATTGGCTGGAATCGGTGGATTACTTGCCGAACTTGCTGTCTTTACGAATTTGGCTGGAAATGCAAAACACGTAATGTCTACTGGCGTAGCCTTAATTGCTATTGGCGCTGCAATGAAAATCTTTGCTTCCGCTGTAAAAGATTTTGGTCAATTACAGTGGGATGAAATCGGCAGAGGTTTAACTGCTATGGGCGGCGCACTTGCAGAGGTAGCTATTGCTGTTAATCTGATGCCGAAGAACATGATCGGTATTGGAACTGGGCTCGTTATCGTCGGCGGCGCACTTGAAATCATTGCAAACTGTATGAGTAAATTCGGAGGTATGCAGTGGGAAGAGATCGGTAGAGGTCTTACCGTCATGGGTGGGGCTTTAGCTGAGTTGGCTATCAGTCTCAATTTCATGAAAGGTACGCTTGGTGGATCAGCAGCATTGTTGGTTGCGTCCGGAGCCTTAGCTGTTCTTGCGCCGGTACTCAGTATTTTGGGAGCGTTATCGTGGGAAGCGATTGCGAAAGGACTTATTTCTATTGCCGGAGCATTCACAATTATCGGCGTAGCAGGCGCGGTACTTACACCATTGGTTCCGACTATTCTGGCATTATCGGGAGCGTTTGCATTGATTGGTGTTGGGGTTCTTACAATCGGAGCGGGTTTACTTGCAGCTGGCACAGGACTTTCGGCACTTGCTATCGGATTCACAGCGCTGGCAACTGCTGGTGCCGCTGGAGCGACTGCAATCGTAGCAGCACTGACAGTTATCGTTACTGGTATCGCTGGCTTAATTCCGGCTGTTCTTACAAAAGTCGGAGAAGGAATTATCGCAATCTGCAAAGTTATTGCTGCCGGAGCACCAGCTATTGGTGAAGCTGTAAAGGCAGTTGTCTTAACGCTGATCGATGTTTTCGTATCCTGTGTACCGCAGCTGGCAGACGGAGCTTTACAATTAGTGGTTGGTGTATTAGCGGCTCTGGTTACTTATACGCCTCAAATTGTAGATCTAGCTTTCAAATTCCTTATTGGAATTTTAGAGGGTATTGCTAGTAATCTGCCGTCACTGATTAAAGCTGGTGTCGATGTACTCGTAGCATTTTTCGCTGGTATCGTCGATGCACTGAAAGGAATCGATACTGGAGCTTTGCTAAAAGGAATTGCCGGAATCGGTCTGTTATCAGCTATTATGCTTGCTCTTAGTGCAACAGCATCGCTTGTTCCAGGAGCAATGGTTGGAATCCTTGGCATGGGTGCGGTTGTTGCTGAGATGGCGTTAGTGCTTGCGGCCGTCGGACTCTTATCGAAACTTCCAGGACTTTCTTGGCTTATCGGAGAAGGTGGAAAGCTTTTACAGGGAATCGGAACGGCAATCGGTCAGTTCGTTGGTGGAATCGTCGGCGGATTTATGAGCGGTGTGTCGAGTCAGTTCCCGCAAATTGGAGCTGATTTATCCGCTTTTATGAATAATGTTCAGCCGTTTTTACAGGGAGCTAGTCAGATTCAGCCATCTATGATGGACGGAGTAAAGGCATTAGCCGAGACTGTGCTTATTCTGACAGCGGCTGATATTTTACAGGGATTGACTTCTTGGCTTACAGGAGGATCGTCTTTATCTAAGTTCGGAGAGGAACTTGTACCGTTTGGCGAAGCTATGAGAGATTTCTCGTTAGCTATCGGAAACATGGACGGGGAAATCGTGGCAAATGCGGCGACAGCTGGCAAAGCATTAGCTGAAATGGCAGCCACAATTCCAAATACAGGCGGATTAGTGTCTTTCTTCGCAGGAGAAAATGACATGATTGCCTTTGGAAAGCAGCTTGTACCATTTGGCGAAGCTATGAGACAGTTCGGGGATGCAATTACTGGACTCGATGCAAATGCCGTTACAGAAGCGGCAATCGCTGGCAAGGCCATGGCAGAGATGGCAACAACCATTCCAAATTCTGGTGGTGTCGTAGGATTCTTTGCTGGTGAAAACGATATGGGTGAGTTTGGAAAACAGCTTGTACCATTTGGCGAAGCAATGAAAGCATTTGGCGATGCGGTTCGTGGACTGGAAGCCGATGCAATCGTCAATTCTGCAACGGCGGGCAAGGCTTTAGTCGAGCTTGCTGATACTGTTCCCAATACAGGTGGCGTTGTAGCATTCTTTACTGGAAACAACGATGTTGATACTTTCGGTGAGAAACTTGTACCGTTCGGTGAAGCTATGAAGGCATATTCTGAAGCTATTATGGGTATGGACTCCGCGGCTATTACGAACTCAGCAACAGCTGGTAAAGCCCTAGTGGAGCTTGCCAACACCATTCCAAATACCGGAGGACTTGTAAGCTGGTTTACCGGTGACAACGATCTTGGTAGTTTTGGTGATAGTCTGGTTCAGTTCGGAAGTGGAATTAAGAGTTATTCGGATTCTATTTCTGGAATCGATACCGGAATCATGTCAAGTGTGATTACCCAGGTGAATCGACTTGTTGAAATGGCTAAAGGAATGGCGGAATTAGATACGAGTGGTATGAGTGGTTTTAGCACAGCACTGATTCAGCTTGGAAACAACGGTATCGACGGTTTCATCAATGCGTTTACAGATGCGAGCGGAAGAGTGACATCCGCCGCGACCTCTATGCTGACGACATTCATCAATGCGGCTAATGCTCAGAAAGGTAATCTGACATCTACGTTTACGACCATAATGCAGGCTGTACTTACGACTCTTACGAACTATCAAACCCAGTTCAATACTGCTGGCTCTACGTTGATGACAAAATTTATCAGCGGAATTAAATCTCAGGACGGAAATACCAAAACTGCAATTACCAACATTATTAGCGGTTGCATCACTGCAATCAATAATAAGCAGACTCAGTTCAATACTGCGGGTGCGAACCTCATGATCAAGCTTATTGCTGGAGTTAAATCGAAAGATTACGAAACCAGAAATGCGTTTGTAAACATCTTAAGTTCATGCATTACAGCTATCGCGAACAAGTATCCGGAATTTCAAAATGCAGGAATGCAGTGCATGATTAAGTTCATCGCTGGTGTTAAGGAAAAAGCCGAAGAAGTAAAAACAGCTTTCACTGGCAATCTTAATGCTTCTGTAACAGCTATCCGGGATTATCATGATCAGTTTAAACAGGCTGGTGCTTACTTGGTGGAGGGATTTGCTGATGGAATCAGTGAGAATACGTACCGCGCGGAAGCTAAAGCCAGAGCAATGGCAAGGGCTGCGGCAGAAGCAGCAGAAGACGAACTGGACGAGCATTCACCTTCCAGAGTAGGATACCACATCGGTGATTTCTTTGGATTGGGATTCGTTAATGCCATCGGAACTTATGCGGTGAAGGCATATAATGCCAGTGCTGAAATGGCTGATTCGGCAAAAACAGGTCTCGGAAATGCAATCGCAAAGGTTAAGGATATGATCGACAACGGTGTTGATGGTCAGCCTACGATTCGACCGATTCTGGATCTGTCAGACGTTGAAGAGAAGAGTCATCGACTGAATACGCTGTTCAGTAGATCGCAGGCTTTAACCGTCAGCACAGGAATTGCAGCAGCTCGTGGACGGAATCTTCAAAATGAAGATACTAATCCGAATACAGGTAACTCTTATAACTTTACACAGAATAACTATTCGCCTAAGGCACTGTCGAGAACAGAGATTTATCGGCAGACGAAGAATCAGTTCTCGGCGATGGAAAGGATGGTGGAAACTTGATTCGAGCAGTCACGTTTACGAACTATCTTGGCGATAGTATCCGACTTGATTTGGCGAGACCGGAGGAATCCGGTTTCATCATCAAGTCTGTAACTGGCTTGGGACCAGGAAAAGCGAACATCAATACGACGGAAATCGCTACAAACGATGGAAGTCTGTTCAATTCTTCAAGGATGCCGAGCCGAAACATTGTTATTTCTCTTGCGTATATGTGGAAGGATTCCATTGAAGACGTAAGACAGCTTTCATACAAGTATTTTCCTATTAAAAAGAAGCTCACAATGCTTATCGAAACCGATAATAGGCAGGCAGAGATTGAAGGGTATGTCGAATCAAACGACCCAACAATCTTCAGTAAAGACGAGGGTTCGGATATCTCAATCGTGTGTCCGAATCCTTTCTTTTACTCTGCCGGAAAAGACGGAATCAACACAACCATCTTCTATGGCGTAGAGGCACTGTTCGAGTTTCCTTTCAGTAATGAATCTCTTAAGGACCCGTTACTAGAAATGGGAGAAATCAAAAATGAAACAGAGCAGGTGGTTGTATATAATGGCGACGCTGAAATCGGAGTGACTATTACGATTCACGCAATCGGTGAAGCCAGCAATATTACGATCTACAATACCGGTACTCGTGAAGTGATGCGTATCGATACCGATAAATTGGAGAAATTCACTGGCTCTGGAATTATAGCAGGTGATGAAATCATTATCTGCACCGTAAAAGGAAACAAGTCGATTACGCTTCTTAGGAACGGAAAGACTACAAACATCTTGAACTGCCTGGATAAAAACGCTGATTGGTTCCAGCTTGCGAAGGGCGACAACATCTTTGCTTATACGGCTGAGTACGGAAGTACAAATTTACAGTTTAAGATTGAGAACCGTATAGTCTACGAGGGGGTATAAGCACTATGGATGTGACAATTTTAAACACCAACCTAGATGCTGTCTCTATTGTGGATACGTACGAGTCCTTCATCTGGACAGATCGGTATTACGCTTACGGTGACTTTGAACTGTATGAAGCAATGCGAGAGGGTCTTCTTGACTACATCAAACAGGATTACTATTTGCAGAGCAAGGAATCTGAACATGTGATGATCGTTGAGAAAATCCAGATTACTTCAGATACCGAAGACGGTAACCATGTAACGGTTACTGGGCGTTCATTAGAATCTATCCTCGACAGGCGAATCGTCTGGGGACAGAAACTATTAAGCGGAAATCTTCAAAATGGAATAAAAACACTGCTCAACGAGAATGTAATTTCTCCGTCAGACAGCAATCGAAAAATTCCAAACTTTATTTTCAAAGAATCAACCGATCCAGCAATTACAAAGTTGAAACTGGAAGCTCAGTACACGGGAGATAACCTGTATGATGTCATCCAGAAAATTTGCGAGGAGCAGGGTATCGGTTTCAAGATCACTCTGAATGATGAAAAGCAGTTCGTATTTGAGTTGTATGCCGGTTCAGATAGATCATACGATCAGACGGAGAATCCCTACGTTATATTTTCACCGAAATTCGAGAACATCATCAATAGTAACTACATCGAATCTAAAGCTTCGTTGAAGACAGTGACCTTGGTTGGTGGAGAAGGTGAGGGCGCCAATCGAAGATATACTACGGTTGGTGGTGGCTCTGGTTTGAATCGCAGAGAATTGTTTACGGACGCTCGTGACATTTCTTCAAATGTTGGAAGCGATGATGCGTTGACCGATGCCGAGTATATGGCACAGTTGCAGCAAAGAGGAAAAGAAAAGCTTGCTGAAAATGTGAGCATTACCTCATTCGAGGGAGAAACAGAAACAACTATCATGTTCCAGTATGGAAAAGATTTCTTTAACGGGGACATTGTACAGATTGCGAACGAATACGGACACGAGACAAAAGCTCGTATTCTTGAAATTGTTCGTTCAGAAGATAATGACGGTTATTCCGTCTATCCGACTTTTAAGACTATAGAACAGGAAGGAGCGTGATGAAGAAGTGAGTGTAACATTTGGATTTTATAATTCAAAAGAAGGAGATCGGCGCTACGATGCTATTCAGATGTCCAGCATTTTCGATGGAATCATTCAGGACGGAATATTGCAGCATGTCGGAACTGCAATGGTTGTAAAAGAATCGGAAGCAATGATTATCAACGTTGGTGTCGGACGAGCCTGGTTCAATCACACTTGGACGCTGAATGACGCTCTGTTACCGTTAGTAGTTCCACAGTCCGAGATTCTGCTGAACCGATATGATGCAGTTGTGCTTGAAGTGGATTCGAGAGAGGCCGTCAGAGCAAATGACATCAAAATCATTAAAGGAACCCCAGCATCGAATCCAACGAAACCTACGATGGTGAAGACAAATGATCGCTGGCAATATCCGCTGGCGTATATTTATGTCGGCGCCGGAGTTACTTCTATTCGACAGGCAAACATCACGAACTGCGTTGGAACTTCAGAGTGTCCATTCGTAACGGCTCCATTGGACAAGGTTGAAATCGATGATTTGATTGCCCAATGGCAGGACCAGTGGAAAGAGTTCTACGAAAAGCAGACTACTGATATGGAAGAAACAAATAAGTTTTGGAAAGAGCAGTGGTCTACCTGGTTCCTGGCACAGACTGAGGAGATTCAGTCGGCATATTTGACATGGGAAGCTCAGTGGAACCTCTGGTACTCGGAGCATACAGCAGATATGGAAGCCACAAGTACCTATTGGAAAGAAAAATGGGAGGCGTGGTTCAACGAATACACAAGCATCAATACTGCAGAAATGGCTGATTGGAAACAGAAATCAGAAACAGAATTTCGCGATTGGTTTGAGCAGTTACAGGCACTGTTGGATGGCAATACAGCGGCGAGTCTTGCGAAAAAGCTTCTGGAATTGCAGGAGCAGGTAGATATTCTTAACCAGTTCAGTTCCAACCTTGAAAATGAATACACGGTATATCAGAAGCTTTATGACAATGGATACCGTACTTACGGAGACGTGCTCGATTCTTCGGACGCATCCATTACTGACAGCAATTTGGATACGGTCATTGGACGTACATATTCCAGTGATCTTCTCCGTGACAGTAATGGTGATGTTATCGAAGGTCGGGCTATTTTTGTCATCAAATAAAGGAGGATTCATTAAATGAAAATCACAGACTACGAAAAAGTCCAGTCATTAGCAGCAAGTAATATTTTCCTGCTTGACGGACCTAACGGGACAAAGACCATTGCAGCAGATGCTTTAGCAAAGGCGTTAATTGGTCTTTTAAGTTCCAAAGATTTTATCGGAGGAGTAAATCTTTCCGAACTTACCCAGATCAACGAGCTGGTATCTGGTAACAAATTACTCATCGGGACTGCGGATGGAAACAAGGCTATCGCCGCTGAAGATGCACTCTTTGCCATGTTAGATAGCTTTGCTCCAGTGGAGCTTCGCCGAGTTATCTTCAGAGGTAAGAATCTTGGAACAGCTCTGACAGCGGTACAGAAAGCCGCTATTAAGGATGGTTCCTTTAAAGGAATGTTCCTTGGCGATTATTGGAGTATTGGAGGTCGTATCTGGCGTATCGTTGATATGGATTACTGGTACAACTGCGGTGACACTGCATTTACCAGCCATCATCTTGTGATCATGCCGGATGAAGCGCTTTACAACGCACAGATGAATACTACCAATATTACAACCGGTGGATACGTTGGTTCTGAGATGTATAAAAAGAACCTGGCGAACGCAAAGACAATCGTCAATGCGGCTTTCCAGGGTTCTGTTCTTACTCACAGAGAATACCTGTGCAATGCGGTTGCAAACGGAAGACCGTCCGGTGGAGCATGGTTTGATTCCAGTATTGAGCTCCCGAATGAACCTATGATGTATGGGCATCTTCATTTCAGTCCGACTTCTGACGGTTCTACTGTTCCGAGCATCTACACAATCAGCAAGACTCAGCTGGCGTTGTTCATGGTGTGCCCTAAATTCATCGTAAACAGATCTTACAACCAGTGGTTAAGAGACGTCGTTTCTTCGGCTTACTTTGCCCGTGTGGACGCCTATGGCAATACGCACTACTACAACGCTTCGGGCTCTTTTGGAGTTCGTCCGGTCTTCCCGGTTGGTTAATTAAGATCGCGGGGCCTTGTGCCCCGTTTATATTTTTGAAAGGAGCTTCTAATCATGGAAGAAAAAATCTATAAAATTACCCTCGGTGATGGAACTGAGATTTCCAATCTTAAGTTGAACGGAAACAATTTCATTTCCACAGAAAAGATCGAGGAATCCGTATTTGCAGATAATTGCTCTCCGGTTACTATCAGCGACGGAACAACTGAGACTGTTCATCCAAACATGGAACTGGTTCAGATCGTTGAGCAGGTTCCCGGGGAATACTGGTTTGTCCTTAGAGATATTTCTGAGGAGGAATTTGCCAGAACCAAAATGCAGTCTGACATCGCCTACATTGCAATGATGTCCAATGTGGAGCTTTAAGAAAGGAGATCACCATGGAACATAGCAAGAATTACAGTAAAGTAAAGCTTTGGCACAGCATGAAAATGTGGAATGAGACCAGAGTTCGTAATGCGGTGAAGATGGGCTGGATCACCAAAGAGGAGTTCGCCGAGATCACTGGTAAAGATTACGAATGAGTGTTCTGTTAGGCGACAGGAAAGAGTCAAAATTCGAAGCGATTACGTACTCGATCGAGTTGCATGATATGCTGATACTCCTTATGCAAAGGGGATTTGGTGTTAAGGATGTGGACAGCTTTGTTCGGAAGAAGTATGCGTATGGAGAAATTTCGGAAGAAAACTTTGCTAAGTACAGAGAACTGATGCGGAGTTTCAAATCGAAAGTAAATCAGTGTGCTTCCTTAATAACGAGCAATGTTAGAGCGGCAAATACCATTTACCCACGGTCAATGCACGAGTACGAGACCAGGAGAGATTACCAGAATGCGGCCATTGTAAATTGCGAGCAGCTCATTAACGAGTTGCAGCGGGTTGTTGAAATATTCGATGTAGATCTGAATTTATACAACCGGTATGTTAAAGCTATCGACCGAGAAATCGGATTGATAAAAAGGTGGCGTCAAAGAGACATGGCGATTAAGTCGCGGTTAGAAAAAGGGTAACATCTAAAAATTGCGTCGTTTCTTCGGCTAACTTTGCCAATGTGAACAACAATGGCAATACGAACTACAACAACGCTTCGAACTCTAATGGAGTTCGTCCGGATTCTTCGATTAACCAACGAAGAAGGAGATGCTATCCGTTCCGCAAGGATAAATAATAAAGCCTAATACAATTTACTACGGTAAGTATTGTTATAACGGTGAATAGGTTATGAACTACGAGGAGATTGTCTGTGACGCCAATAACTTGTATAGGGCTTATAAGGTCTCTGTGAAGAGCAGCAAGTGGAAAGAATCGACGCAAAAATTTATGATGAATTTCCTGCGGTACATATTCGAAATCCAAGATGATCTAATAAATCGGACACTTCAAAATGGACCGACACAGGAATTCGAGCTGCACGAAAGAGGCCGGATAAGACCTATTACAAGCATTCAAATCCGCGATCGCATCGTCCGACATTCTCTGTGCGATGAGGTTTTACTTCCAGAAGTTAGGAAACATATCATCTATGATAACTGCGCATCTATCAAGGGGCGCGGAATTTCACAACAGAGAAAACGATTCGAAATCCATCTCCACAAATACTACCAATTATACGGAAATGACGGTTATATTCTATTCGGTGACTTTTCAAAGTTCTATGACAATATTATCCATGAGATCGCTAAACGAGAATTGCTAAAGCTGTTCGATGACGATGAGTTTATTGACTGGCTTTTAACGTTGATATTTAAGGGCTTCCAGGTCGATGTTTCGTACATGTCTGACGAGGAATACGAGGCTTGTATGACCGATACTTTCAATAAACTGGAGTATCGGAACATTCCAAAAGAGAAGCTCACTGGCGAAAAGTGGATGGAGAAGTCTGTCAATATTGGAGACCAGCTTTCGCAAGTCATTGGAATTTATTATCCGTATCCCATTGACAATTACGTCAAGTATGTACGTCAGCAGAAATTTTATGGAAGGTATATGGACGATTGGTACATCATGAATCCCAGTAAAGAAGAGCTTGAAGACTTGCTCGAAAACATCTGTGAAATTGCAGCTGAATTGGGAATCCATATCAATCGTAAGAAAACTAGAATCGTTAAGATTTCGAGCAAATACAAATTCCTGCAAATCAAGTACACACTTACAGATACTGGTAAAGTCATCAAACGAATAAATCCGGATCGAGTTACCGCCATGCGTAGAAAACTCAAGAAACTTGCCGTTAAGGTTGAAAATGAAGAAGCGGATTACGACAATGTCGAAAATATGTTTCGCGGTTGGATGGGAGGACATTATAAACTCTTATCCAGAGAACAACGAAAGAATTTAATACAGCTTTACGAAGACCTATTTAGTAAGGAAATCGCAATAGTCAACAAGAAGCTGATTGTTTCTGATAGGTCTGCATGATTGCACATAAAGAAGGAGGAAAACGATGGAACCATGGTTTCAGGTTGTACTTACGATCTTTAGCTCAGTTCTTGCATCTTCTGGGCTGTGGGCCTATTTGCAAAAGAAAAGCGAGCAAAAAGATGTTAAAACAGAGATGCTTATTGGATTGGCACATGACAGGATCATGTATCTTGGAATGTCGTATATTGACCGTGGGTGTGTAACCCAGGATGAATATGAAAATCTGAGGGTATATCTCTACGAACCTTACGAACGTATGGGCGGGAACGGTTCAGCGAAGCGAATTATGCAGGAGGTGGACAAACTCCCGATTCATAAATTTATAGAGAAGGAGGAAGAGCACAATGAGCATGAGTAACAAGACATACGACATCCTTAAGTGGATTGCTATGTATCTGCTTCCGGCTGCTGGTACATTATACTTTGCACTGGCCGGAATCTGGAGTCTCCCGTATGGAGAGCAGGTGGTCGGAACCATCACTGCGGTTGATACTTTCCTTGGTGTTATCCTTGGAATCAGTACATCCCAGTACAACAAGACTGCTGATAAAGAAAAATAATGAAAGTGTCATGGAGGACTAAACATTATGGCAAATCTGAATGTAAACAAAGTCATTTACGGGGGGGGATGTCCTTATCGATCTTACTGGCGATTCCGTCAGTGCAGATAAGATCCTCAAAGATATTACTGCTCACGATAAGAGCGGTGCAAAGATCACAGGTACCTGTACTTTCGACAGCGATACTTCCGATGATACTGCGGCTGTCGCAGAGATTCTCGTAGGAAAGACTGCGCACGCCCGTGGAAGTAAGCTTACAGGTACTATGAAGAACAACGGTGCGGTTAAAGGTACCATCTCAACTGTTGCTGGAGAATATACAGTACCGCAAGGTTATCATGATGGCTCTGGTAAGGTGTCTATTGACGCCACCGAACAGGCAAAGCTTATTGCTACTAACATTCGTGAGGGTGTGACGATTCTTGGCGTTGAGGGTGCTATGTCTGGTTCTGAGGATATGAAACCGCAGAGCAAGGAAGTAACACCGTCCAAAGAAGCTCAGACAATCATGCCAGATGAAGAGTACAACTGCTTATCTCAGGTTACAGTTAAGGCAATCCCGTATGTAGAAACCGACAACTCTGCCGGAGGGAAGACTGTTACGATCGGATAAGGAGGTTTTGTCAAATGGCTGCGAATAAAGTCGTATTCGGCAATAAAGTTTTGATCGACCTTACCGGCGATACTGTTACGGAAGAAGCTTTGTTGAAGGGCTATACCGCACACAAAGCAGATGGTACAATTATTACCGGAACGGCTTTCGCAGGATATCCTAACGAGTTCGTGTTCTTAGATAACATCGAAGATTCAAGCGGAAACCAAATCAAAGACAGTTCCGGTAAAACAATTCAGGGACAAACCATCTATCGTAAAGCCCGCAACTCGGTTCTTTTGGATTCTACGGGTGATGTAATTGAAGATGGTTATTAAAATGCATAAGAGGGCGTGTATCATACATTCCCTCTTATTTTTTTTTCAGTATGCGGGTTACGGTCGAACTAATTATTATGTTTACAAACCTAGAATAGAAATCTGGAGGATTAAACATATGAATAAAACAAACGATCGTATTTCACCCGATGTTATTGCTGTGGATATTGAAAAATTATCTGCCATATTGTCTTGCGGTTGCGCTACAGCTCGAAAAATAGGCGAGCAGGCAGGGGCAAGAATATTCATAGGTCGTCGCGTATTATATTCGGTAAGCAAAGTTCAAAAATATTTAGAATCTATTGCTGAATAAATGATGGATGTTAGGGACAATATTTGATATAATATAATTGATGAAATTTGTCGAATTGTTCCTAATAGCTTACAACGTGAGGCTTATGGAGGAGCAATCATGGCAGCAACAAGCAGAAAAGATTCAAAAGGAAGAAAATTACACACAGGAGAATCACAAAGAAAGGATGGAATCTATCTTTATAGGTATACAGACGCATACACTGGTAAAAGAACATCCGTATATGCGAATGATTTACCAGAATTGAGACGCAAAGAGAAAGCCATAGCAAAAGACATTGATGATAATATTCTTACGGATATTTCAACAAAAAATCTAACCTTAAACACTCTGTTTGAAAGGTATCTTGGTATCATTGTCATTGATGATGGAACGAAAATCAATTATCAAAATATGTGGAACATCCATGTTCGAGATACGATAGGAAATATTAAGGTTGTTAATTTGCGAGCATCTCACATTATGAGTTTATATTCCGGTATGTCGAATGATAAGTACGCACATAACACAATAAAATACATACATCTGATGATATTTCCAGCATTGGAGATGGCAGTAGATGATGATATTATTCGTAAAAATCCTGCAAAAAATGCACTGTCATCTGAATATGGTGAAGAACCAAAGAAAAAAGAGGCGTTAGAAGTATCAGAACAGGAAAGACTTTTAGATTTTATGAATAAGAGCAATATATATAGAAAGTATATTCCGCTGATAACGATAATGTCTGAGACGGCTCTTAGATGCGGGGAACTGATCGGAATAACATTTAATGATATTGATTTCAAAAACAAAGAATTGCATATAGATCATCAGTTGACATATAAGAATTATAAGGACGGGAATGGCTGCATGTTTCGTATTAAAAAGCCTAAAACAAAAGCGGGAATACGAACAATACCATTAACAGACAGAGCGTGTGATGCTTTCCGTGAACAAAGAAAGCAGAATTTTCAAGCTGGCATATTTTGTACATTTGAAATTGAAGGCATAACAGATTTTGTCTTTCTTACCAAAAATGGAAGACCAATGATGCCGAATGCTTTGAACAATGTGCTATATAATATCGTAAAGAATTATAATTCTTGTACGGACGGAACACAGACCATAGAACAGTTTTCATCTCATGTCATGCGCCATACCGGATGTACTAATATGGCGAGAGCCGGTGTCAATGTGAAAGCAACTCAATATGTTATGGGGCACGCTCATAGTGATGTAACAATGGATGTGTATAATCACTTGAATAATAAGACGGATGTCAAACTTGAGTTTTCAAAGTTTGAAAAAAATGGTACAAAAATGGTACAGTAGACGTAAAAATAAGATTTCACAAAAAGTTCATAAACCCTGCAACCCTTGATTTTACTTGGGTTGCAAATATTTTAATAAAAATTTTAGCACTCAACTCTTGACAGTGCTAACAACAAGTGTTATAGTACGCATAGAACAAAAAACAAGATAACAAACACACTGTTCCGGAAAGGGGAGTGGGCATATGAATATCAATAAATTTACACAGAAATCAATGGAAGCAGTTCAGAACTGCGAAAAGCTGGCATATGAATATGGAAACCAGCAGATCGACCAGCCGCATCTGCTGTACAGCCTGCTGACGTTAGATGACAGCCTGATCATGAAGCTGATCACAAAGATGGGCATTCAGGGCGACATGTTTAAAAACGAGGCAAAGCAGGCCATAGAGAAACTGACCAAGGTAAGCGGTGGCGGACAGCTGTATATCAGCAATGACTTAAACAAAGTCCTGATCAATGCAGAAGATGAAGCCAAGGCCATGGGAGATGAATATGTTTCCGTAGAACATCTTTTCCTGGCTCTGTTAAAACAGCCTTCTAAGGAAATGAAGGACCTGTTTAAGACCTATGGTATTACCAGAGAAAAGTTCCTTCAGGCACTTTCCACTGTAAGAGGCAATCAGAGAGTGGTAAGCGACAACCCGGAGGCAACTTACGATACATTACAGAAATATGGTTACGATCTGGTAGAACGTGCCAGAGATCAGAAGCTGGATCCGGTCATCGGCCGTGACAGCGAGATCCGTAACGTAGTCCGTATCCTTTCACGAAAGACCAAAAATAATCCGGTGCTGATCGGTGAACCTGGTGTTGGTAAAACAGCCGTTGTAGAAGGTCTGGCGCAGCGAATAGTCCGTGGTGATGTTCCTGACGGCCTGAAAGATAAGAAGCTGTTTGCCCTGGATATGGGTTCTCTGGTAGCCGGTGCTAAATATAGAGGTGAATTTGAGGAACGTCTGAAAGCTGTTCTGGAAGAAGTAAAGAAGAGCGAAGGACAGATCATCCTGTTCATCGATGAGCTGCACACCATTGTAGGCGCAGGTAAGACAGAAGGCTCTATGGACGCCGGAAACATGTTAAAGCCTATGCTTGCAAGAGGCGAACTTCACTGTATCGGTGCAACTACCTTAAATGAGTATCGTCAGTACATTGAAAAAGATGCTGCTCTGGAACGTCGTTTCCAGCCTGTTATGGTAGCAGAGCCTACAGTTGAAGATACTATTTCCATTCTTCGTGGTTTAAAAGAGCGCTACGAAGTTTACCACGGCGTAAAGATCGCAGACTCTGCGCTTGTAAGCGCGGCAGTGCTTTCCGACCGTTATATATCCGACCGTTTCCTTCCAGATAAGGCTATTGACCTGGTAGATGAGGCATGTGCCATGATCAAGACAGAGCTTGACAGTATGCCGGCAGAGCTGGATGAACTGTCACGTAAGATCATGCAGATGGAGATCGAGGAAGCGGCTCTTAAGAAAGAGACGGACAGACTGAGCAAAGAACGTCTGGAAGACTTACAGAAAGAACTGGCAGAACTTCATGATAAATTTGCTGCAGGCAAAGCCCAGTGGCAGAATGAAAAAGCCAGTGTAGATAAATTATCCAGTCTCCGTGAGGAGATTGAAGCTGTGAACCGCCAGATCCAGGATGCACAGCAGAAATACGACTTGAACAAGGCTGCAGAGCTGCAGTACGGTAAACTGCCTCAGTTACAGAAAGAACTGGAAGCTGAGGAAGAAAAGGTTAAAAATGAAGACCTCAGCCTGGTACATGAAAGTGTAACCGAAGATGAGATCGCCCGTATCGTATCCAAGTGGACCGGTATCCCGGTTGCGAAACTGACAGAAAGTGAGCGCAGCAAGACCTTACATCTGGATGAAGTCCTTCACAAACGTGTAGTAGGACAGGACGAGGCAGTAGAAAAGGTTACAGATGCCATTATACGTTCCAAGGCCGGTATCAAAGATCCTACAAAGCCAATTGGTTCTTTCCTGTTCTTAGGACCTACCGGTGTAGGTAAAACAGAACTTGCAAAGGCACTGGCGGAGTCACTGTTTGACGATGAGTCCAATATGGTGCGTATTGATATGAGTGAGTACATGGAGAAACATTCGGTGGCTCGTCTGATCGGAGCGCCTCCAGGCTATGTTGGCTATGATGAAGGTGGTCAGCTGACAGAAGCAGTACGCCGTAAACCATACAGTGTTGTCCTCTTTGATGAGGTAGAAAAGGCACATCCGGATGTATTTAATGTACTGTTACAGGTACTGGATGATGGCCGTATCACCGACTCCCAGGGCCGTACCGTGGACTTTAAGAACACCATTATCATCCTTACTTCCAACATTGGTTCCCAGTATCTGTTAGAGGGAATTGATGAAAACGGAAATATCCGTGAAGAAGCAAGAGATGCGGTTATGGGAGAGTTGAGAGCCCACTTCAGACCGGAGTTTTTAAACCGTCTGGATGAAATGATCCTGTTTAAGCCTCTGACCAAGGACAATATCAGCCGTATCGTAGACCTTTGCGTAGCAGATGTGAACAAACGTCTGGCTGACAGAGAGTTGAAGCTGCGTCTGACAGATGCTGCCAAGGTATTTATCACAGATCATGGCTATGATCCTGTATATGGTGCCCGTCCTCTGAAGCGTTACCTTCAGAAGAATGTGGAAACTCTGGCTGCACGTATCATCCTTGCAGATGGAGTAGGAGAAGGCTCCGTGATCGTGATCGATGTAGATCCACAGGGAGATCACCTGACTGCCAAGGCAGAATAA